TAAAAACAAAAATCATCAAAAAGTATCTTCCATTCATTAATCAGCAGGTTAATCGTTATCTTCAGATGATGGACTTCTACATCAACTTTAAACTTGATGAAGAGTTCAATGAAACGATTGAATCTCCCATTCACGAGAACTTCTCTTATAGTTCTTTCAGTGAAGGTGAGAAAATGAGAGTTGACCTTGCACTTCTTTTCACTTGGAGAGAAGTTGCAAGACTCAAAAACTCAGTAAATACAAATCTGCTGATTATGGATGAAGTATTTGATTCTTCACTTGATGGTTTTGGAACTGAAGAGTTCCTAAAAATTATTCGTTATGTTATTAAGGATGCTAATATATTTGTCATTTCCCATAAATCAGACTTACATGACAAATTTGAAAGTGTCCTAAGATTTGAAAAGGTTAAAGGATTTTCACGTATGGTATCCTAACACAGGAGAAACTATGGTTACCCCAAACTGGAAACACAACTCAGGTAAAGAACCCAAACGAACTCTTAAACCTCAGGCTATGAGGGCACGAAAGGAGGCACTCAGACAATTTAAGAAGCGTCACATGAACCCGTCCAAGAGACGGGTTTCGTCGTATTATGAGTCTATACGAACAGAACACTATGTCAGTCCAGCACGAGATCAAGTCACAACTTGCTAAACTTCTTGCTACTGAAGACCTTGTAGTCGAACACAAAAACGTTGAGACTGCCTGCTTTAATGTCCATACCCGTGTGCTAACCCTCCCGATGTGGGAGGGTGCCACCAATGAGATTTACGATATGTTGGTGGCACACGAGGTGGGACATGCACTGTATACACCTGATCGTGATTGGTTGAAAGAATATAAAATGCCCCCACAGTTTGTAAACGTGGTTGAGGATGCACGTATTGAGAAACTGATGAAACGTCGTTATCCTGGTATTCCTAAAACTTTCTATCGTGGTTACAGTGAACTCTCCGAACAAGATTTCTTTTCAATTGAAGGGGTAGATATTTCCAAGATGAATCTTGCCGATAGGGCAAACCTATATTTCAAGATTGGTAATTTTGTTGAGATTCCTTTTGGTGAAGACCTTGAGATGCCCATCATCCGTATGATTGATGGTTGTGAAGACTTTGATGATGTTCTTCTGGCTGCACAGGCACTCTACAAATATTGTCAGAGTCAGATGAATACAGATACTAAAACTGATATGGATTCACTAGAATCGCAAAGTTCTGGTGAATCTGAGACACAGCAAGAGAATGATTCTCAACAGCAAGAACAACCTGGAGAGGGTGAGGAAACACTAGAGCAACCCAGTGGTTCTAAAGATGAGCAATTAGAAGAATCTGAAAGTCAAGGTGGTGGTATTTCTCAGGCACCTTCTGTGGATACAATGGATTCTCTTGAGAAATCCATTCAAGACCTTATTAACCGGAATGGTACTGAAAATGTGTATCTTGAGATTCCTAAGGTAGACCTGAAGAATGTTATTGTTCCTAATGAAGAAATCCATCGTATCTGTGACTATCAGTGGAAAGAATCTCCTATTGAGTGGTTTGATGAAGTTGATTCTGAATTCCTGAAGTTTAAGAAGTCTGCCCAGAAAGAAGTCAACTATCTGGTCAAAGAGTTTGAGTGTCGTAAGTCTGCCGATTCTTATGCTCGTGCTACCACTGCCCGCACTGGTGTGTTGGATTGTACCAAACTCCACACTTACAAATACAATGAAGACCTATTCAAGAAAGTAACCACTCTTGCTGATGGTAAGAATCACGGTCTGGTATTTGTCCTTGACTGGTCTGGGTCTATGACGGATGTGATGATGGACACTGTGAAGCAACTTTTTAATCTTGTTTGGTTCTGTAAGAAAGTTGGTATTCCGTTTGATGTTTATGCTTTTACAAATGATTATCCTCTTGGTTCTGTGGATGAGGGTGGTCAGGCAACTTTACGTGGACTCCCTTATAAAAAACGTGAGGGTCTGATTCAGGTTGGAGAGTGGTTCTCTATGATGAATATGTTGACTCACAAAGTCAATTCGAAAACTTTGGAGCATCAGATGAAGAATATCTTTCGTATGGCCTGGTATTTTTCTAGGTATGCTATGTATCATCTTCCTGTTGGTATGAGTCTTTCAGGAACTCCTTTGAACGAGACAATGATTACACTACATCAACTCATTCCACAATTCAAAAAAGAGAATACACTGCAGAAAGTTCAGTGTGTTGTATTGACTGATGGTGAAGGGTATTCTATCAAATATCACCGTGAGGTTCAAAGGTCTTGGGAAACCAAACCATTCCTAGGAACGGCACATGTCGGATATGGTTGCTTCCTCAGAGATCGTAAGACTGGTAACACTTACAATATGGGCGATAACTGGTATGAGATGACTGATATTCTTCTTCGTAATCTTAGGGATAATTTTATCGATACTAACTTTATTGGTATTCGTGTTCTAGAATCTCGTGATGCTAATTCCTTTATCCGTCGTTACACTGAGACTGAGGCATTCGATAAGATTCGGGCACAGTGGAAAAAGGAAAGGGCATTTACAATCAAGACCTCTGGTTATCACACATACTTTGGTCTCTCTGCATCTGCACTCGCAAATGAATCTGAGTTTGAAGTTGGTGAAGATGCAACTAAAACTCAAATTAAAAGTGCCTTTGTTAAGAGTCTTCGTAATAAGAAGATGAATAAGAAAGTCTTGAATGAGTTTGTAGAACTTGTTGCCTGATAAATATTTTTATAGTATAGGTATTAAAAGATGTCTAGATTTGGAAAGATGATTGGAGGTAAAAAGGCAGCTCCTGCCCCTGCCCCTGCAGCACCAACTCCTCCTGAACCCGTAGCAGTTCCAACCCCTCCTGCTGAGGCAATTGTACCGGAGGAAATTACTGAAGATGTTTTGATTTCTACAGAAGAAGTTCTTACTGAAGCAACTCCTTTAGCACAAATGACTAAGGATGAATTGGAAGCTTATGGTAGAACTGTCGGTATTGAACTCGACAGAAGACACTCTCGTCGCAAATTGGTAAGAGAGTTGCAAGAGCACCTGGACACTCTTTGAACTGTCCACTCTACCCCCGACTCTGCCCCACTCTGCCCTATAATAACTTCAGTTGAAACAAACAACCTTACATCATGTCTCTCTCTGTTGATTATATCCGCACCTCATTGCAGAATGTTTATGGTGAATCTGTAACGAGTGCGGATATTCGCGCATGGTGTGCGATGAACGGTGCTACATATCAAACAGTTACTAAGAAACTTACCGATTATAAAGTTGGTCACGGTAAGTGGAACCTTGAAGTAACTCAAGAGAAAGTAGAAGAAATCGAACGAACCTATCAAGCACCCTCTGCACTTCCTTCAATCGAACAAAACCTTATTCCTGAAAAAGATGATACCTTCGTCAAGTTTGGCAACTTCGGTGATCTTAAAAAAATTATTCAGTCCCGTCTATTCTATCCAGCGTTCATTACAGGACTGTCCGGTAACGGAAAGACTTTCTCGGTTGAACAGGCGTGTGCTCAACTGGGTCGGGAACTTATCCGTGTAAACATTACTATTGAAACTGATGAAGATGATCTTATTGGCGGTTTCCGTCTTGTTGATGGTGCAACCGTCTGGCACAATGGCCCAGTCATTGAAGCACTCGAACGAGGAGCTATCCTGCTCCTTGACGAGATCGACCTTGCCTCTAATAAAATTCTCTGTCTCCAATCTATCCTTGAAGGAAATGGAGTCTTCCTTAAAAAAATCGGAAAGTTTATCCGTCCCAGTGAAGGTTTCAACGTCATCGCAACCGCAAACACTAAAGGCAAAGGTTCAGATGATGGGAGATTCATTGGAACTAACGTGCTTAACGAAGCATTCCTCGAACGATTCCCAGTAACCTTTGAGCAAGCATATCCAACTCCTTCTCAAGAGAAAAACATTCTGGAAAGTGTTTCTCGTGAACTAAAAGTTGTTGCTCCCGACTTCTGCAATCGTCTGGTTGATTGGGCAGATATTATCCGCAAGACCTTCTATGATGGTGGTATTGATGAGATCATCAGCACTCGTCGTCTGGTTCACATTCTCCGTGCCTATCGTATCTTTGGTAACAAAGCAAAGGCAATTGAAGTCTGTGTGAATCGTTTTGATGATGAGACCAAACAGTCTTTTTTGGAACTTTATGACAAGGTTGATGCTGACTTTGAAATGCCCAACCAAACTCCTGCAGAAATTATGCAAGAGAAACTTGACAAGGGTCTCATTTCCTAATATAATAAATTATGATTAATTCTTGGTCTCTCCTATATGATGAAATTTTGAAAATGGATGATTACACACTTGACCTTACTATGAACGAAAACAGACGATACAAATATGATGAGGATACAATCCTCAAAGAACTAAACGATTATATTGCTGGCACATACAATCAACATTATTCTGCTGGTGATGATAAAATTCAGACACTTGATCTGATTGAAGCATGTGGTGATGGAGAAGCATTCTGCCGATCCAACATCCTCAAGTATGCCTCTCGTTATGACAAGAAAGGCACTGCTCGTCGTGATATCATGAAGATTCTGCACTATGCTGTCCTTCTGATGCATTTCAACGATAAGAATGCAAAACGTGAAACCTACCCCCAATGAAACTTAAAGAACGCACAATGAAACTGTCTGACAATGCCCTTGCTATCCTGAAGAACTTTGCAGGAATCAACAACTCTATCCTTGTAAAAGAGGGTAACAAACTCCGCACTATTTCTGTTGCAAAGAACATTCTTGCCGAAGCAGAAATCAAAGAAGAGTTTCCCCGTGACTTTGCTATCTACGATCTCAACCAGTTTCTGAATGGTCTGAGTCTGCACCAAGATCCCGATCTTGACTTTAAGGAAGATTCTTATCTGAGTATCAAAGAAGGTAAGCGTCGAGTGAAGTATTTCTTTGCAGATCCTAATGTTATTATTGCTCCTCCTGAAAAAGAGATTCAACTTCCCTCTCAGGATGTTTGCTTCCAGATGGATAGTACTTCTTTGGAGAAACTGCTCAAAGCAGCAGCAGTTTATCAGTTGCCTGACCTCTCTGCCGTGGGTGAGAATGGAGTTATCAAACTGGTCGTTCGTGATAAGAAGAACGATACCTCCAACGAGTATGCAATCGTGGTTGGTGAAACCAATCAAACCTTTGTTTTCAACTTTAAGGTTGAGAATATCAAGATTATTCCTGGTGCTTATGATGTTGTAGTTTCTTCCAAACTGCTCTCTAAGTTCACCAACAGTCAGCACAATCTGACTTATTACATTGCTCTTGAACCTGATTCTACCTTTGGGTGATGGAACCTGATCCTTATATCCAGTTTCTAGAAAACTGGATTCCTGGTATTGGAGAAGACACAGAACTCCACGATGAACTGCACTGTCATTTCAATTTGGGGTTCTCTGTCAATGATGAGGCCAAGTTGCTTGGATTCCAATTAGGTCATCATCCTGCTAGTAATGTATTTCATGTGATTATCTTTACAGTGATGAGTCTGACGATTTATCCTAAGGAGTATCGGAATACAATCAAGGATGTGACAGATTTTTATCAGGCATACCTTCTTGGAAAACGGTGGCAACTTGTGTCATACTGGTTTATACCAAGGGATATTTTATGAACATTTTTGCAACGCATCAGTGCCCTCAGAAGTCTGCTCAAGTTCTTCCTGATAAGCATATTGTCAAGATGCCTCTTGAGTGCTGTCAAATGCTCTCTATCATTTTTTCACATTGGTATTATGATTGGGGTCCAATTCATAAGATGGATGGTGAACCTTACAATACAAGGAAAGGTGCTTTCCGCAATCATCCATCAACCAAATGGGCAGCAACAAACATCTATAACACTGCCTGGTTGATTCATCATGGATGTTGTCTTGCTGATGAATACTACAATCGATACGATAAAGTTCATTCCTGCAACAAAACCCTATTTGAGTCTAAAAAACTATTTCATCGTATGACTGGCAAAGCAATCACTTGCTATTCTATGGCAGATAATTTTTCTCGTGCCATGCCTGATGAATGGAAATATGATAAGACAATAGATACGTTCACTGCCTACAAGAGGTATATCGCATCTAAACCTTGGGTAAAAGACAACTATCTTCGTATTCCCGAACGTAAACCTGACTGGATTTGACATGGACATTGACCTTAATTATTTTCTAACACCAGAAAGAGTTACTCTTGTTCGTCTTCTAGAAAAAGCAGATATTCCTGTTTATGTTGACGGTGCAATGTGTGAAGGTGCCTTTAGTGGATATACCGTATCTGATGTATCCATAGATTCCATCATGGTTGTTATCTGTCTGGATACACTTAGTGATTATTACAAAAGTTCTGCTATACTCTCTAGGGAGATTAACAGGACAGTAGACCATGAAGCATTACATGCTGCTCAGTTCTGTAAGAACGAGTATTATCCTGGTTCTGTAAGTGATGATCTTACTACTGATGCTGAACTAGAGGCACAATCTTATGAAGATCGACCGCAGGCTGTCGGTGAAAAAGTTATCCAATTTTGTTTTTGATTATGAGTGATTTAGAAATTAAAGCCATATGGCCAAG